TTCCCCCTGCTCAAGCCCAAGGTGCTAGAGGAGTGGCGCGTCTCCTACGGTGAAGGCAAGGACGCCAAGCGACCCGACCTGATACTCGTGGAGGACAAAGCCGCTGGCATCTCCCTCATCCAAGAACTGCGTGCCGCCCACCTGCCTGTGCGTGGCTATAACCCCGGCAAAGCTGACAAGATGCAGAGGCTCCAGATTACGGCATCCATCTTCGCCACTGGGCGCGTCTGGTTGCCTGAGTCATCCGTGCGCAAGGGCTACGTCAAGGACTGGTGTGAGGGATTCCTGTCGCAGATATGCTCGTTCCCTGACTCGACGCATGACGACTATGTCGATAGCGCAACGCAAGCGATTCGCTTAATGAAGGACATGGGATTCCTCGACATAAACCCAGAGCCTCGTTATGATGACGATGATGACTATGCTTATGCCCGCAAAGAGCGGGTCAACCCATACGCGGTGTAACTATGGCAGACCCAAAAAGAATACTAGGTGGACTCGGTAAGGCCAGCAAGCGCCTGACGATGACCGACGAGGAGAAGCTGGCCCAGAAGTATGCGCCTGACGTTCAGTACGCCGACCCACTCAAGCCGCCATCTATGCGGATGTCTGAGGCACTGGGCAACGTAGGTGCAGAGGGCAAGACCCTGAACTTCACAGAGACTGACCGCTCAAGGGTGTTTGGCTCTAACCGTGGTGGTGTCGGTTTCGCTGGCCTCCAGCACTACTCGCTCCCGCACAAGAAGGCCAACACCGTCTGGGGCTTTGGCAACAAGAACACCGCAGACAAGAAGGTCAAGCAGAACGACCCAGAGAAGTCAATCTGGACGACCTTCGTTGGCTCACCTAACCAGCACAAGAGCAACACCGTCGTGCTGAAGGATGCCATCAAGGAGTTCCAAAACGCGGTGAAGGCGGGCAATGTTCCTGCTGGTCAAATCAAGTTGATGAACGACCGCATCAGGATGGCGACTGACGACAAGACTGGCGCGTTGCTGTTCGATGATGCCTTCGACCTGACTGACCCTAGCGCACTAGGCACGGCTAACACCTTTACTCGACGCTCCGCCGTTGGTGACGTGCTGTTAGGTGAGGGCGTCAAAGGCCCAATGCGAAGCAAGGCATACAAGTCAGAGTACGGCAACGAGCCTTGGCGGGACTCAGGCCAGATGGATTCCATTCTCAGGCGCGAGACCGACCCTGACTTGGTTGACGCTGGCACATACGATGTTGGCAACCGCTTTTTTGTGTTGGACGGCAAGATTATTGAGCGCTCCGACCTGAACGAGGCATTCCCCTTGCAGGTGACTGGCAACGACCTTGGCATCAAGTACCAACTCGTGCCTCCTAACAAGGCCATGCGGGACTTCTATAAGTCGCGTGAAGGTCGTAAGGATAAGAACGACAGGGCCGCGCCCGTCAACTACTACGACCTATCAAGAGCGGAGCCGTCTCAGTTTGTGGACGAGGACTACCTGACGTTCCTCCAGAAGGAGGGCTACAAGAAAGGTGGCGCTGTGGACATTAAAGCGGCAGACGCACGCCTAGCGGCGGCAATGAGCCAACGTATGGCAAAGGGTGGCAGTGTGGACATCGAGGCCGCTGACGCCCGTTTAGAGGCCGCTATGGCCCAACGCATGGCAGGTGGTGGTGGAGCCTTCAAGAAGATTGCATTCATGCAAGCAGGCGGAGCCGCAAAAGGCGTGGCAAAGGGAATAAAGAAGCTGTTCGCTGACCGTGACGTTATGCCCACGGCAGAGCGTGAAGCCAACAAGGCTAAATTCCTGTCTGACAGCAAAGTCAAGGATAGGCTGTATCACGCAACACCCAAGGACTTTAAAGAATTCAAAGCTGGTGGTGAAGACCCAACATTGAGTGGCCCAGCAATCTGGCTGACCCCAAATGCTAAGAGTCAACCAGCCGCACACAACATTGGCGGCGGTAGTCGAGGATTTAAAGAGGGAACCAATGTCATGCCCGTGTATGCGCAGACTAAGAACCCACTGATGCTTGATGACAAGACAATGATTGAGTGGGCGCGAGAAGTTTACGCGGGCGGTAGTCGTGAGTTCCCTGACTTGATTCACCCCAAGACGGTTGAGGATTTGAGGAAGGATGGTTATGACAGCATCATCCACGCAGACCCTTATAAAAATCGTGGCGGAGAACAAGAAATTATTATGTTTGAGCCAAACAAAATTAAGTCCGCAATTGGCAACCGTGGCACTTACGACACCAACGAAGCTGACATCACTAAGGCAGAAGGAGGCGGAGCATTTAAGACCTTGCAATTTAAGGAGCCTCAGCACTTTGACGGTGGTGGCATCGCCTCACCTGAAGAGAGCAGTGGCTACTCATCCGAGCCGTTCACATCCAGCAAGAAGTGGAGCGACATCAAAAAGACTGCCGCCGAGATGTTTGATGAGGCCAAGCAAAGCCTTTCTAGTGACTACGACCGCCTAAAGAATTCACCTCGCGCCCGTGCGCAACTTGCCAAGATTTCAGCGGCACAAATTGCTGGCGGTGCGCCTGACATAGCGCATCTTGGAATCAACCTTATTGTTGACCCATTAAAAGACGTGTTGTTCACCAAGCCGCGCCCACGCTCTGTGCTTGAGGGGCCAGCAAAGGCTGGAGAAAAGCGGGACAGAGTGCCTATGTTTGGTAGTATTGGTGACGCCTTAAAAACCTCAGATGGATTGCCTATTGGCTCAACTGAACACATCATCAAACGTGCGCAAGATGCTGGTTTGATGTACGGAAGCACGACCCCTTATTTGGACGTAAACGGACAGCCAGTCATTGACCCAGACACAGAAGAGCCAATGCAAATCCGCACGGGTCGTTTTGGTTTGCCTACTGAAATTGGTGGAGCAATCCTTGGCGGCTCTGCCCTTTCCAAGCTGGGCAGTGCGGCAAAGAAAGGTTACATTAAAAACATTGAGCCTCGTGTTGACCCTGCTGGCGCATTGTCTCGTGCCATTACTGACGATAGCAACAGCTTGCTTCCGTCATTTGCAAAAAACCCCCTATTTGCGCCGCAGTCTGTTAAACTAACTGGTGTACAACCAGAGGCAAAGACCGCATCGACGGGGAAACCAAAAGGAGCAACATATGCAACCAAACAAGAAGGGCCATTCTTTAGAGTCAGCCCAACCTCGCTTGACGTCAGCGGAGCAAAAAATCGCGGAATTCGAGAAGCGACTGAACTACAAGGTGAAGGGCTTGACCTCGGAGCAACAGGACAAACTGGACGCGAAGTTCCGCAACTCCTATCGCCAGAAGAGGTGGGTCGAATAATTGCCGACCCAGTCGCAAACCAGCCACTTCAAATAGCGCAACGCTTCACCAAAGAAACGCAAGGCAATGATTTTGTAAAGCCTGACATCCCAGAAAGTTCGCTTGCCAAACAGTCTGCCATAGGCCGCGCCCAACAACTTGCTGTTGAGGGTTCACCTGAGTACAAGAGCGCGGTGTTTGACGCATACGCTAAGCAAATGCCTGACCTGCTTGAGCAAGTGGGCGCAAAGAACTACGACGACCTGATGGAAAAGGCTTATCGTCAGATGGCAAAAGAAACTGACGAGCAATTCAAACGACTGCCGTACAACTTTTCATATCATCGCGCTGGCGAGGGCAACTACAACGGGGCTATGGACATGGCCTCCGACGTGCATGGCAACAAGCACCTGTATGTGTACCAAGGCGGCGACCCCCACGACTTCCTAAACCGCATGGACAAGGCGTCTGGCCTGAACGAGAACGAGAAGTTCCGCGCTGTCCACGACCTGTTAGGCCACGCCATCTACGGCAATCAGTTTGGCCCTAGAGGCGAAGAGATGGCTTGGGCGGTTCACCAACAAATGTATTCGCCCCTTGCGCGTTTGGCTATGACTGCTGAGACAAGGGGGCAAAACTCGATGGTCAACTACAGCCCATTGAATGTCAAAGTGAAATCCGCAATTGCTGGGCTTGATGAGTTGGAAGCGCAGGCTTTACGCAAGGGCGATAAGGCTTTGGTAAACGAGATTCGTGCCGCCAAGCGTCAGGAGTATTCTAACTTTGAGTTTGCGCCCAACAAGGCTGTTCTCCTGCCCCCTGAGTTTGTTGACCCCAAGTTCACTGGCGGAATGCCTGATTACTTGAGCGCCGCAAACCGACCCGCTAAGGGAACCGAAACCCAATCGGTTTTGACTCACTTTAGCAACGACCCCAATTTGCAGATGCTTGACCCTAAGAGGTATGGCACTGGCATCAAGGGCGCGGAGGCGGAACGCTTGCGTGACTTTGCGGGTGGTGTGAAAGACCGCTCGTATGTGTATCTAGGGGAACCCGGCACAATTGCCCCAGAGTCTGGCCTTGGCGTTAACCGCTATCGCGCTGAGTCGTCAAACCTATACGACATCACCAAAGACCCCTTGTCATTCCGTGCGCTGGCCCGTGAGTCCAATCGCACACCGTTCACCGCCAAGGTCAACGCTGGCATTACGTCACCCCTGCAAGAGGCCAACGACTACGAGCGCTTGGTCAAGGAGTACGGCTACGAGGGCATGATTAACCCGAACGCCAGCAAGCCGATGGGCATCATGTTCAAACCAACCCCAGTACAGCCCCGCAAACGTGGTGGGTTGACACAACTTAGAGCGAGATAAGCATGGCAACAGATTACCCAATTGGCCCAGATGAAGACCGTTTTATTGAAGGCGTCCGCATGACCGAGGAGGGTGGGGCGGAGGTGGATATGCTCCCCGGCGAGGAACCCGAAGTCGAGGAACTCCCAGACGGTTCTGCTGTTGTCAAGCTAGAGGACTTCAAAGGCCCAGCCGAGGACGAGGACTTCTACACCAACTTGGCTGAAGAGGTTGTCAGCATCACTGAATTAGAGGCGTTGGCTACACGTTACATCGACCTGATTGATAACGACCGCCAAGCACGCAAGAAGCGCGACAAGCAGTACGAAGAGGGACTTCGTAGGACTGGCATGGGCGATGATGCACCGGGTGGCGCTCAGTTCCTCGGAGCCTCCAAAGTCGTTCACCCCATGATGGCTGAGGCTTGCGTGGACTTTGCCTCTCGCGCCATCAAAGAGATGTTCCCACCAGATGGCCCAGCCAAGACCAAGATTTTGGGCGACGTCACGGACGAGAAGGTTGAGACCGCCGAGCGCAAGCGCGACTACATGAACTGGCAGTTGACCGAGCAGATTGAAGAATTTAGGGACGAGCAGGAGCAAATGCTGACCCAGTTGCCGTTGGGTGGTTCACAGTTTATGAAGCTGTGGTACGACGACAAGAAGCGCCGACCTTGCGCCGAATTCGTTGCCATTGACAACATCCTGCTCCCTTTTGCGTCTGCCAACTTCTACACCTCACAGCGCGTGACGGAACAGCAAGACATCAGCGAGTGGGAATTTAAGCAACGTATTGACCGTGGTCTGTACCGCGACATCAATTTCATTCGCACCACGTCCGAGCCTGAGCAGACCGCCGCCGAGAAGGCCAACGCCAAGATTGAGGGCAAGCAGTTTGAGGATGGTGAAGACGGTTTGCGCCGCGTGTACCACATTTACACATGGCTGGACTTGGAAGACGACGCCCGCGCTGAAGACGAGACCGCGCCCTACATCCTGATGATTGACGAACTTGACCGCAAGGTCTTAGGTTTGTACCGCAACTGGGAAGAGGGGGACAAAACCTTTACCAAGCTGGACTGGATGGTCGAATTCAAATTTATCCCTTGGAGGGGCGCGTATGCCATTGGGCTACCTCACCTCATCGGAGGTCTCTCAGCCGCCGCCACGGGGTCATTACGGGCCTTGTTGGACACTGCGCACGTTAACAACTCCCTAACCATGCTCAAGCTGAAAGGCGCAAAGGTATCAGGTCAGTCAGACCAGATTGAAATCACGCAAGTGACCGAGATTGAGGGCGGCATTGGTGTGGACGACATCCGCAAGATTGCGATGCCTATGCCATTCAACCCACCCTCCCCTGTGCTGTACCAATTGCTAGGTTGGCTGACGACCGAAGCCAAAGGCGTGGTCACTACCGCTGAAGAAAAGATTGCAGACGCTAAGAGCAATATGCCTGTAGGTACAACTCAGGCGTTGATTGAGCAGGGCGCGGTAGTGTTCTCCTCCATCCACGCACGCTTGCACGACGCCCAGCGCCGTGTCTTGCACATTCTTGGACGTATCAATCGCTGGCACTTAGACGAGCAACGTAAGGGTGACATTGTTGCTGAGTTGCCCATCAAGCGCGAAGATTTCCGACGCAACAGCGACGTGGTTCCTGTGTCTGACCCACACATCTTTAGCGAAACTCAGCGTGTTGCCCAGATGCAGTCGGTCATGCAGTTGTCTGCGCAGTTTCCTGCCATCTTTGACCAGCGTGCTGTGGTTAGCAGGATGCTCAAACAACTCAAGATTCCAAACGTCAACGAGTTGATGCCAAACACTGGCAAGCCAGCAGAGTTGAACGCGGCGGACGAGAACAGCGCAATGGCACTAGGACGCCCAGCATTCGCTTATCCACGTCAAGACCACCTTGCGCACATTCAGACGCATTTGACCTTTGCGCTCGACCCTGCGTTGGGTTCAAACCGCCTCATCGCGCCCAAGCTAATCCCGCAGACACTAGAACACATCAAGCAACACATGATGCTCTGGTACACCCAGCAGGTGCAGGGTTACGTTCTGGCGGCTGGCGACGTCAAACTAGGCAAGTACGAAGAGAGCAAGATTGCCAAAGAAATTGACCGCGCTATTGCGGTGGCGTCTGACCACGTCAGCTTGGACTCCGCGCAGGTGTTCCAAGGCGTGTTGCCAGCGCTTGAGCAGTTAGGTCAACTCATGCAACAGTTCAAGCCACCAGCACCTCCAATGGAAGGCGAGGCTCAGGCTGTGTTGCAGGCGTCTATGGCAGAGACACAGCGCCGTACAGCCGCAGACCAAGCAAAACTGGCGCTCGACACCCAAAAGTTTCAAGCAGACCAAGCCAACAAGGCTATGGACAGGGACGCCGATGTGGCAATGAACGCCGAAAACAACTTGACGCAAGAGCGTATCAAGACCGCAGAGTTGACCGTGGACGAGGTC